CCGAAAAATTTATTACAAAATTGCGAATCCGGTCCGCTTCCCGCGCTCAAGCTCACGCTGATTGAGGGAGCCGGCATAAATCGCGAGAGCCATCACAGTGTCGTCATGACTCCCCTTCTTCGCGGCCATTTTCATAGACTGAACGCCGCCACTGTTCTTAATAATCTTAATAAAGCTGCGCATCTCCTCTAGCGTGTCGGCATCATGAATCGTTAGCGACTCGCGGTCCAGCAGGGCGTTCAGGCGGTCTATAAACAGCTCTTTCGTAGAAACAGTAGTGCGAAGACCAGGAGTTCTATCGGCTCTGCATTTCTTGTCTTGGTAGTACCAGTGATAGTAGCGTCTCGCGTTCACTGCTACGATAAAGCCATTAGCGACATTAATCTCTGGGCAGAGGTCTGCCTTGTTGTAGATTGTCCCAATAGAGACTGCCCAGTCGGCGTAGTCTTCGTCTGCGAGATTCCTCCCCCTAAAAACTGCCACCTGCTCATGATTCCCCATATCTATGACATGCATCACGAAAAAGTCGGTATCTCCAGAGCGAGCCGTAATCGGGTCGATTGCGATGCGGTACTTATGGTTCTGGATTGGCTTCCTAAATACGGTAAACGGAGATACTTCTGTTGGCTGCATTTCGACCCTGCCAGTTTGGTTGTCCGTCAAAACACGATATGGTTCTCCTGCGACTATATTCTTCTCTTGCTTATCAAGAGACTCCTTGCTAAACACTAACCTATCGGCAGTAAGCGTAAGAATATCCTCGACGGAAGTAGGGAACTCGAACTTCATCTTGGAGGTGCGGAGAGCACGCCTATGGTACCATCCAATCTTATCGTGCCACTCTTTCTTCGGAATGCCGTATTTGGCCATCGCCGGCATAATCACCTCGATGTCGTATGCGGTATAGTCGTCCTCCGTATAGCCGTTCCCGTCCCCCTCTCGGCCATACACCAAAAACCACGGGATAAAGACCAGCTCCATCTCGTGCGGGTTATCAATAGCGGTTTGAATCTTGTTCAAGAAATAAGACGTGAGGCGGTCAGAGAAGGTGCCGATATACGCCGTAAAGCTCCAACCATAAGAGGAAATAGCACCGGAAACGGAGTCCTCTACTGCCTCTGGATTGCGATACTCTGAAGGCTCGTCGCAGAGCCAGACGCTCACCGTACCGGAACGAACAGAGTTCGAACCGGCCGACGTGACCTCGTAATACCCACCGCGGCGAATACCTTTAATGTCCTTGTAATGAAGCAGCGTCGATGTGCCGAGCGTATCTCTCTCGATGGTCGGGAAAATATATGGATGGACGTTCGTCACAATCGGCGCAATCTTCTGTTTGAAGAACTTTGCCGCCGCTGTGGCCTGATGAAGCGTATGCACGCAGTTAAGATTCTCCATGCCAGGGACATAGGCCTCAATATAGTTTGCAATCGCCGTCAAAAGGGTAGATTTACCGAATTGCCGAGGGCCGAGGATAATGCACTCTTTGTGCGTGGTCGCGCGCGTATCTTTCGCCACGTAAGAAAGGATTGTCCTCGCAATCATCTCCTGCCCCCTGTTCATGACCGGATGCACGAACTGGCGCGTATCGCGGTCCTGAATCAGCATGCAGTTCTCGAAGAAATATTTGAACCCGTCAAAATCCCCGGTCAGGGCCAGACGTATCTGGTCATTCGTAAGAATATCGCTGTCTTGGTAGTCGTTTAAGAGAACTTTCGGCATTATTGTATAGCACCGAGAATGGCCTCGCGTGCTTCACGGTCGGCCTTCTGCTCTGGCGTCTCCTGTGGGGCGAAGAAGTCGTTACCCCTTAAGCTAGCATTTAACTGAGAAAGGCCTTTTGTGCAGGCGAGCACCATCTCTGGGTCAGATTTTCCGTCGAGAGCGTCAAAAAGCTCGTAGAGCTTCTCGATTGCTTTGGTATTCAGCTCCTCAATGGTGCGTTGGCGGCCAATGACCTCCCCCTCCATTATTTACCGTCCCTAATTTCGGTGCGGCGCTTCAAAGAAGCCCTCGACACATCGTCCCAGACGCGCGGGGCCGCCATCTGAAGCTCGTTCAGCACCGGCTGAATCTTGCGCTCGTATTCGGAGACGTCCCTAGGCGTTTCTGCCTTCTCAATCCCCTTAATTCCGTCGCCGATTCGCTTCAAAAGATTCTCGACGTAGGAAAGATTAGGGTTCTTTGGTGTATTCGCCATTACAGGTTCGCCCCGTTAGTGGTCTGAGTCTCGCCAGTAATCGTGGCGCCTTCCTTGGCGATTGGTTTGCGGCGACGTGGCTGGACATTGCCGCCACTCTCCTCCTCGTCGGCGACGGTGGAGACTGATTTGACCGTTGGCGCAGCGTAATCATGACCGACCATATCACGGTAATGGTCACGAATAGCCTTTTTCAACATTTCTCGCTCATAAGCATTGCGGACCTCGACATAATTCGAGCCAATTTTTACGACATCTTTCTTGTCGGTCGTCTTCATCAACGGAATGCGGAAGTTGTGGTTTTCCTCAATCCAGTCGATATGGCTGACGAGCCATTTAGTATCGACCTTCGCATTGTCGCGCTTGTCAGAATGAATTAATAATACTGCGTCCTCTACAGAGAGAAAGCCTTTCGGCAAGGTTGGTTGCATAATTTGAGCTCCTTTACTTTTATGCAAATATACAATCCTAGTGTATAATGCAGCCAACAATTATGCAAAGTGCTTTAGCAAAAGCTCGAGGTCGACGTCGTTCTTAACGAAGGTGCCGTTCGCCAAGTCCACCCAGCGCATACGCTCGGAATCGTATCCGATAACGATGGCCCACTTAGAGTTATTCCGGATATGGTTCTTCATGTCCTGTATCTCCGGGAACTGAGGCAGCGTATCGAGAAACCTGTAGCACTTCTCCTTCCCCTTGGGGACAGAAACGCCAAGCGCCACCCGGCGGTCAAACTTCTTGATGCGGGAGCGGATTAGAGCATCCGAAGACCCGCACATACAAGCGCACGCAGTGACCATTAATACACCTTCTTCCCAGTTATCAGGTTATACATCGCCGTGATATCCTGCTTTGGCTCTCCCGTGGTAGAGATATAGAACGCATAGCGCCCCGACTTCTTCGCTACGACGTCGAGATGCTGTGAGAGGTTAGTGCCAGGATACTGGCTGGCAAAGGCGCGAATCTTCTCCTTCCCCACGAAGGTATTATCTGGGGCAGCTAGCTTTAGCGCCTTAATCGAAGACTCGACATAGGTCTGCACTCCACCGCATCCGCATCTAACCACAATATTCATTATGCAATCCTCTTAATTTCTTCCAGTATATCATCTGCGTTTTCTGGGTAGCAGACGAAGCAAAAGTGCCCCTTATCGTTCAGCCTCTCAATCCACTCCTTCTGACCAGGGCGGAACTTCGCCGTTTTGCTCTTCTTGAACTCGATATAAATCGTAATACCTTCAAGAATCACAATGGTGTCCGGAAAGCCGGTTACGGTAGTAGCGTCCTGCTTGTATTGGAGGATTGTTATCGGTTTAACTGCGCGTTTTACTCTAGCGCAGAACTTCTTCTTAAATTCTGATTCAAGCATCTCTAATTTTTCTCGTATCTTTATCTGATAATGTAAACCACCCCTTCTTCGCTAATCGCTTCGCGTCCAGCAAATCGCCGGTCTTGGAGTCCCACACATAGTCGCGCGACACTCTGATGTATCGCTCAGACAGCTCCGGCGCCGACTCCTCAAGACGATTATATATCCACATCTGCTCAGCGAGGCTCATCCTAACCTCTGGGTCGTCAATTAGTGCCAAAATGGTACGCGAATCGTGCCGGCTCAGCGGTTCGTGCTCGTGCCACAGCATCCCGGCGCGCTTATACACGCTAGGGCTCACCTCACGTATCCTGTCGAGATAGCCTTCTGCGCGCGACCCATTGCGGGACTGCGCGCCGCGAGCTATCAGCTGGTCGGCTAGATTAGAGGAGTCCATTTAATAGATTCCCCTGCTTATCCACCAGGTTATTGTTCTTATCGTAGGTTGCGCTATCGAGCCGCCTATCGAGCTTCTCCATCTCAGATTGCCTGATGAACAGATTAAGTTCTTTTCCATCCTCTTTTGCGTCGAACATCGCGTCGTCTAGGATATCAATGACCGAAGGCATATTGTTGCCCTGGACCTCATTGCCTGGGGTAGTGCGATAATACTCCTCCGGCGATTTCCCGCCTAAGACGTCTAGTTTAGCGTCGGCGGCCAAAATCGTCATGCGCTCATGACCATCGACCGGCTTCGGCAGGCGCTTCGCCCTAGAGCGGAGATTCGCGTCGGTAGCGTATGTACTTCGACCGAAACCATCCTGTGGGGCGTGCTCGACTCTACCGACATACCGAGCCTTATAGTCATCCATACGCGCCAACTTCCCCCTAAGCGACTGCAGTGCCTCTTTTGTGATTGGGGCTCCTACGTACTTGAAGTGCTGAATTGCCTGTTCCGTAATAAACTTCATGCTGCCAATGCCGTCGAACCAGTATGTCACGCGCGCAATAAAGTCGGACACCGGGTCAATCATCGCACCAATCTGCTCTGTAAATGCGTCACAGTCTGGAGAGAAGGTCACCTTCTTGCCGATATAGTAGCGCGCCATCCCCAGCAAGATTGGCATAAACGCCGAGTAAAAGCGTGACGTGAATGTCTCCAGCTCGAAGTTGTGGCCATTGTTAGCGGCTGTGGAAAAGTCATGTGTAAAGTGGATAACCTTAATGCGCCTCTTCGCGAACGCCTGTAAGCCGTCACCTCCGCCGAAGTCTGGATTCTTGTTGCGCGGGAAGAAGTTCAGGAAATTCGGAATAAAGCTAATACCGGCCGGCTGATTCTTCATTCTCAGCGAAATCGACTCATGAGTCGCAATACACTTAATCGTGCCCAAGTCTTTATCGACTGTATTCTCGTCTAGGTCGCAGTCCTCGGTCGGGATATTC